TGTAATCACAGGAGGTCGTGGATCTGGTAAATCATTTGGAGTAGCCGTATTTTTATTAAACTTAACCTATGAGAGAGGACATAAAGTCCTCTTCTCTCGTTATACAATGCTATCAGCACAGACATCTATTATCCCAGAGTTTATAGAAAAGATAGAAATGATGGGAGTCTCTGACCAATTTAGAATAACCAAAGATGAGATTATAAATCTGACTACAGGAAGCTCTATAATGTTTAAGGGTATAAGAACATCATCTGGTAACCAAACAGCAGCTCTAAAGTCTTTAAATGGTGTTACAACCTTTGTATTGGATGAAGCTGAAGAGCTTGTGGATGAGGATGTCTTTGATAAGATTGACTTCTCTGTTAGACATCAAGATAAACCAAACAGATGTGTTCTGATTCTTAACCCAACTACTAAAGAGCATTGGATATACCAAAGGTTCTTCCAGACAAGTGGTATTCCAGATGGCTTCAACGGAGTAGAAAAAGATATTACTTACATACATACTGACTACAGAGACAACAAGTCTAACCTATCTAAATCATTCTTAGACCAAGTCTATGATATGAAGGCAAGGAGGCCAGACAAATATGTACACCAGATACTTGGAGGATGGCTTGCTAAAGCAGAAGGTACAATTATTAAGAACTGGAGAGTAGGAGACTACATACAGACAGAAAAGACTGTCTATTGCCAGGATTTTGGATTCTCAACAGATTTAACGACACTTGTAAAAATTTCAGTAGATAAAGAATTAAGAAAGCTATATGTGAAGGAGATATATGGCAAACCTGGGCTATCTACATCAGAAATAGCCTTTAAGAACAAGCAAGAGTGTGGAACAGACTTAATTATATGCGACAACTCAGAGCCAAGGCTCATCAATGAGCTGAAGGCTCTTGATATAACTATAAAGCCAACCATAAAGAAGCAAGGTAGTATTCTAAGTGGTATTGCACTTATGCAAGACTATGAGATGATAGTAGACAGACAGAGCCACGGAGTAATGAGGGAGCTGAATAACTATGTATGGCAAGAAAGGAATGAGAAGCCAATAGATAAGTTCAATCACTACATTGATGCGATTAGATATGGCTTGCAGTATTTAGTACAAGGAATAAATTCTGGTAAATATGTTGTGAGATAAAAAAAAATATTTTCCGTAGAAATTTATTTTCCGTAGCTCTTAAACATAGTATGGGTCTGGCATCAAGCCAGGCCCTTTTTAGTTACTCTTAAACATAGTAGGGGTGAAATGGCACTCTTAAACATAGTACCCCCTTAAACATAGTACCCCTATTTTCTTATTTGGAATGGTTCTAAATAGCTTATTTAGACTCGTTCTAAATTAGGGCTTGGGCTTGCATATCTCAAATAATATGCTTATCGCGTGCGCGCCTGTTCTTATTAATACAAAGCTACTTTTAACACTTAAAAAAAAACTACATTATTTTTAAAATTTTGTAGGATTATTAAAAAAGTTTTTTATATTTGTGTATTGAAAAAAGGGAAAACCCTAAAAAAACACTATTTAGAAACATTATAAATAAGGAAAAAATGAACAAGAAAAAACTTTACAACGAGCTTTTAAATTTAAAAGCAGAATTAATTAACATTAATAATGATAATGTAAAAGGTCTATTAAGTGAAAGAACCAAAGCAAATAATTCATATTTTATATACTTAGGCGGCTTTATGTATTGTATTAAAACTTTATTAAATAATAAATAAAAACAAATGAAAAATTTATTTCAATCTTTATTAACTCCTGTAGTTTTGATCTTTTGCACTTTTGTGCAATTAACTTTGTTGGAATCTACCCAGCGACAAAGTGAAACGGCCCTAATTATTTGCGGCCTTTTTTGCCTATATACTTTTATAGATGTTTATTCAAGTTTAACTACTAAAAATCAATAACAATGAGTAAAGCAATAACTTTAATTAAAGCGCTCCCAATAAAGGAGCGCGCAAAGATAGCAGCAAGCCCAAAGGATTTTTTAATATTTAAGGAAGATGGATCCTACTTTTTTACAAATGATCTTTTAAGATATCGCGCAGAATATATGAAGCGCAAAGGATCTTTTATAGCAATATCAGTAATTAAAAACGAAATATAATGAGCGATAAAACATTAACCAAGGAAACAAAGAAAGCCGTACAAAAGCTACTAAGTGATGGAAGCACAAACGCCAAAACCAAAAAAAATAGTATAAAGACTTATATAATGTATTTAAGACCTTTCACGCTCAACAGTAAAGGAATTAATATCTGTAGCCACGCTTCAGTAAATTGCGCGGCTGTATGTTTAGAAACGGCTGGCCACGGGGCTTTCGCGAGCGTTCAAAACGCGAGGGCAAAAAGAACAGAATTTTATATAAATAATAGACGCGAGTTTTTAATCCAGCTATCTTATGAAATTATGAAACGATATACAGCCGCTAAAAAGAAAGGCGAAAAAATAGCATTCAGGCTTAATGGAACAAGCGATTTAGATTTTGTTTATCTATTAAATAAGTATACAGGGCTTGATATTACTACCTTATCTGATTGGGCTACCTTTTACGATTACACCAAAAACCTACATCGTGCCAAAAGATACATTAACCATCCTAACTACACCTTAACGTTTAGCCGTTCAGAAAGTAACCATAAAGAAACAGACGAAGCTATTAAATTAGGGATTAACGTGGCCGCTGTTTTTTCTGGTGATCTACCTAACAAATATAAAGGTGCTGTAGTTGTTGACGGTGATAAAAGTGATCTTGTAATGCTGTATAACAAAAATGTTATATTAGGCCTTAAGGCCAAAGGAAAAGCCAAAAAAGATAAAAGCGGCTTTGTAATAAATACAGATCTACCTTTTTAATATTAACCTATAAAAATAAATTAGTTATGCAAATAATAGAAACAGAAAAAGCCAGCTCCAGAATTAACAATAGTATACAAATAGGATACATCTTAAATAGTACATTAACAAAAGAATATAATGCAACCATTATTAAATATCCACATTATAGATATATAGCAGTAACACAGGGCCAAACAAAGGAGCAAATAACAGAAAAAGCAATAGCAGTATATAAACACTTAAAAACATTAAATTAATTAGATATGAAAACAAAGGATAAATTTTTTACAGTAGGTGAAATTCACACAATTAGCCACCCAGGCAAACAAGGGTTTTTTATTGTTGGGATGACTGCAGTAAGTGAAACAAATTTTAAAGAGTATAATTTACATATAGAAATACCTTTTAATGAGTTTTACAGCTGGTTTAATGAGGAGGAACTGCAAGTAATGAAGCAAGAATATGCAAAAAACTTTTTAGGTCTTTAAACCCTCTTAAAATAGCTTAATACAGCCCCTTAACGGGGCTTTTTTTGTACCCTATATTTAATTCTCTTTTTTTGTAACTGCTTGAAAAATAAAGGTAGTAGATTATAGGATTGTAGCCTTCTCTTTTAAACCCCTTTACAGCCCGTCTAAGCCCTTATATCTATTGGCAAGTAGTCAAGTAGGCTGCTCAGAGTAAATGCGGTAAATGAACGTAAAATGGGATTGCTGGTCTCTTATTAGGCCAATTGAATGATTTCATCCCCTTTTGATTCAACTAACAAATATCTTTTCTTCTGAAATGATTTGGTGATACCATTAAAAAAATACCATACATTATTTTGTTTGACTCCTACCTTATCTGCAAATGATATTAAAGAGTGTCTTTCAACTGTATTTGTGTGGGTATCCAGGATTTCTTTATATGTATGCTGGTGCTGTCTGTTGGATTCTAATATGTATCTATTATATAGTTTAAAATTATGTCCATTAATTAATCCTTCTGCTCCTGCTAAGCTACAACCTATGTTTTCCACCATATCGTTTTTAGACCAAGAGTAAACCTTTAGAGTCTTTAGATCTAATATATTTATAGGAACATCTGAATAAAACAATTGTTTGTTATACTTAGGCTTATATTTTACTATATACTTCTTTTCATACTCATCAAGTAGCTCCTCAGAGCTGCTTGCTACATAATAAGCAGAGTCAAAATCTTTATCTTTTATGTGGGAATTTATTCTCCCTAAGATTCCATTATTACTTTTACCTACATATACTAAATTATTATCTTTCAGAAGAAAGTATATGAAACAGTTCCTGTTTCTTCTGGTCTCTTCTATTACAGCCTCTATAGTAACTTGTTTATATGACTCTGTAATAAAGTTTGGTCTGTGAGCATCCTTAATGGCTTTGGCCATTTCGGATGTTATGTTGCTTCTTAAATAATTGTTGATTTTATTTCTCCTATTAACACACTTCTTGCAGTTGCCTTTGATGTATCTCTCTGTAACTTCGTCACAGTTCTTACAATACTTGTCTGGATATTTTGATTTCATATTTCTGATATATACTCAAAGATAATACAAATTACGCAAATAGTCAAATATCTTTTCGTTTAAAATGACTTAGGCCTGCTCAGAAATATTTTTGATATTGATTTAGGCATCGCTCCTAAGAGCGTGCCAAGTATTACACCCCCTACAGACATTAATGTTGTTATTGCCTAAATAACTGATGAGGCGGTTTGTTCGGTTAGCTTGAATGATACTGGGGTGCAGTCAAATGTTTGTCAAAGAAGGTATCGCAATTGCTAAGCTGCATTTAACTGATCCAAGTGAGGTATAGCCTATGCAAGACATTCACAAGTTTGGGAACTTAAATAGATTTCCTTCTATACTTATATAACTACAAAACTACTATTTTGTTTTAGTAAATAGCCTTACATTTCAATACCAAATATCTATTATTTGCTTACAGACTATAAGTATTTCTTATGATAAAACAAAAAGCATAGAAATCAGTTATCATACTATATAAGAATTATATGCCAGTAGTAGAATTAGAAGTAAGCATACCACAAGACTTAAGTGCAATTAAGTTGCACCAGTATCAGAAGTATTTATCTGTTGCTAAGAATGTAGATGAGGGAGACAAGAACAATGAGTTCTTGAATCTTAAAGCACTTGAGATATTCTGTGGTTTGTCACTAAAAGATAGTTACAACTTACCTGTATCTGCTTTTGAATCTGTTCTTAAACAAGTAAGTGCTTGCTTTGAGGAAAAGACAGACTTAGTGCAGAGATTTAAGATGACTGGTGGAGATGGTGTGACTGTAGAGTTCGGTTTTATACCGAACTTAGATAAGATGACATTTGGTGAGTATATTGACTTAGAGTCTTATATTTCTGATTGGGATAATATGCACAAGGCTATGGCTGTTATGTATAGACCTATTATAGCTGGTAAGAGACATCTGTATGAGATAGAGCCATATGAAGGATCTGAGCGATGGGCTGATGTTATGAAGGATGCTCCAGTAAATGTGGCAATGGGTGCTGTGGTTTTTTTTTATCGTTTAGGGAGCAAATTGTCAAAATATACGATGAACTCTTTACTGGAGGAACAA